ATATTATTTATATTATTTATATTATTTATATTATTTATTATTTATGCGGTAAAAATAGTGTATTATTATATTAAAAAATATTAGATTATATTAACTTAATTTTAATTTTAGTTTAGAAATTTTATTATGACATTAGAATTAAAAAAATGGAATATGCGTGATATTAGTTTTAAACCAGATGAAAATAAAGGACCAGTTATTGTATTGATTGGTAGGCGTGATACAGGTAAAAGTTACTTAGTGCAAGATTTATTATTTTATCATCAGGATATTCCGATTGGTACAGTTATTTCAGGAACAGAAGCAGGAAATGGATTTTATGGTAGTCATGTCCCAAAACTTTTTATTCACGATGAATATAATACAGCAATTATAGAAAATATTTTAAAACGTCAAAAAACTGTTTTAAAACAGGTGAAAAAAGAAATAGAAAATTATAAAAGAAGTAATATTGACCCAAGAGCATTTGTTATATTAGATGATTGTTTATATGACGCAAGTTGGACAAAAGATAAAATGATGCGTTTACTTTTTATGAATGGAAGACATTGGAAGATTATGTTAATTATTACAATGCAATATCCACTTGGTATACCGCCAAATTTAAGAACCAATATTGATTATGTTTTTATATTAAGAGAACCTTATATCGCAAATAGAAAAAGAATTTGGGAAAATTATGCCGGTATGTTTCCTACATTTGAATCGTTTTGTCAAGTTATGGATCAATGCACAGAAAATTATGAATGTTTAGTTATTAATAATAATGCGAAATCGAATAAATTACACGATCAAATTTTCTGGTATAAAGCCCAATCTCATGGACCTTTTAAATTAGGTTCAAAAGAATTCTGGGAATTATCGAAAGATTTTAATTCTGATGATGATGATGGAGACTCTTATGATCCTCAAAATGTAAAAAAACGTGGACAAGGACCTAAAATTAGTGTTAAAAAGTCTAAATGGTAAATTTTTTGAAAATATTATTTATATAATACATATTTTTGTATTAACACATTTATTATTTTCTATAAATTGTTCTTTATTTATTTCATTTTGATAATTATAACTGCAATTATGTTCTTCTGAATGACGATGTTTTAGACAAAATACTTTTCCACATTTACATTTTCCGATAAGTGTTTGAGAAAGAGATATCTTTTTACAGCATGTTTCTAATGAACAAATCATTTTTATGTTATATAGTATATAGTATATATTATACTATTCTTGTTTTGTTTAGATATAATAAATAATAATATTATATTCAATTTTATTATTATTTATTTAGATTTTTATGTATATCACTACCCCGTATTATTCTAATCCTTATTTCTCACAACATTTTCGCTTTCAAACAACTGTTCTTTGACTTCTTCAATAGTAATATTACTATCTTCATTATTGGCACTCAAACTTTTAACACTAACTAGTTCGCCTTGTTCATTCATTGTTTGAGTAAGAACATTACCGCTTTCTAATGCCTTCTTTTTATTTTCTTCCATAGATTTTTCTTTACTTTCACGCACACGCTTTTCGAATTCAACCTTAGCAGTTTTTTCATTCTTTTCTTTTTCATTCATAATCTGATTCAATTCATCTTCCAAGTATTCAACACGACCAGTTTTATATGCTTCTGGATGAAATGGAATCCATGTTCCTACTGGACCAACATAAACATCATGATTCGGGTCAACTTCGCGCAACATCTTACAACGAAGTTCTGCTTCTTGTTGGGTAGGATAACTGCCACGAATCTTAAGACCTCTTACATTAGTTTGAAAATCATGTTGTTTTCTGAATTCTTCGTTCATTCGTTCTTCGTTTGTGTCAAGAAATGTTTTATAATCATCTTCTAATGTAGTAAGAAACAAATTATCCTTTTCTTCTTTACAAAATTCTTGTAAATCCGTAGACAAATCATCCATTTTCAAATTATATTTATATGACAAAAAACTCAAAAAATGGTTAAATTTTTCTAAGGATTTATTCATATCCCATTGCTTTAGGAATTGTTCAAATTCAAACATTTCACGCTGTTTAATTACCTTTTCAGGAGAAATAAATGAAATACAAGCAAACTTTTGCCCAGCAACAGATTTATCTTCATCCAATAAATCAATGTATTTAGAATTAATAGTTCCATCACTATTCAACCGATGTTCATAATTAGACATTTTGTATTGTATTATATTGTATTATATTGTATTATACTATATGTATTATTATACAGATTCTATTTTAAGTCTATTTTTTATTAATTAATTATTATATTTTATTTTTTATTAATTAATTATATTTCATTAATTATTACTTTAATATATTTAGGAATAAGTAATTATTTTATTTTATACATTTAGGAATTATTTTTTTCTTATTAATTAATATAATATAATAATATGAAATTTATTGAAGGACTCGATCTTGGCGAATTAGTTAAACGCGCGATTAAATATTTGGTAGAAGGTTTAATGGTCGCTATTGCGGCATTTGCCATCCCTAAACGAACACTTAATTTAGATGAAGTTGCGATGATTGCCTTAACTGCCGCTGCTACATTTAGTATTTTGGATACTTATATTCCCAGTATGGCAGTAAATGCTCGTTCTGGTGCCGGATTCGGTATCGGCGCCAACTTAGTTGGGTTCCCAGGTGGACTTTAATCATTTATGATTTTACATTAATTATATAATATTTTATATATAACTATTATATAACTATTATATATAACTATTATATAACTATTATATATAACTATTATATAACTATTATATATAAACTATTAAAAATGCCAAGAGCGAATATTTCAGCATCAACACTTACTACACAATTTCAGGGGGGGGGGAGTAAAAAGTACGGAATTGTTTCTACCATTGGTTTAGCAAAAATTTCTAATAATTTTCTTAAAAGAAGAACAAATACAAATACAAATACAAATAACATTATTATTAAACAATTAACATATGAAGAATATTATAAACTAGCATATGATGCTTTTATATTTATGGGTAATGGTGGTGATGGTGCTGGTGCTGATTTATCTTGGCCACCCCATGGTAAATTAAGGGATGTATACAGACATATTGCAGCTGGTATTAAAATTATTTATGAATATGAAGAAGGTAGTGTTGCAGACCCGTACGTTAATTTTAATTTGAATGCCTTCAATGAATTAGAAAGACACATTAAAGAAGCTTATACAGACAATGGTATCGATACACCCCAACAACATATTTTATTATTGGCGGCATTAGATGGGGATAATACTAGTAGCATAGATTTTTCAAATGATTTTATGATTCTATCTAATTATATAAAGACATCATTCCCGCCAATACCATCAAATTTATATGAAGTAAACGCATATAAAAACCTTTCAATCTTTTTAGCTTTTTAACCTTTTTAACTTTTTAAGCATAAAAGGTGGAGAATGATAATGCTAAACTAAACAGTAGGTATAAATTCCCAATTTAATTCTTGGCATATTTTTGACCAAACTTCATCCTGTTCGATTCTTTTTTCTCTATCTTTCAGCATAGGAAAAAACGGTAGAAATTGGTCTTGCCCAAGTAATTCACATAATTTATAAATTGTATAATAATAATTTAAGAAATTGACTCTATCATCTGGACAATATTTCGCATAAGGACTTTGAATATCCATAAATAAATTACATAATGTTGTTTCAAGAGCAGCGCTCATAATTGGTGGTTTAATACCCAATCTATCTTTTATAAACGGAATATGTTCATAATATTTATTATACCCTAATTTTTTTAATATTTCTTTTGCTCGCTTATTATTCATTTGATATATAGTCAATCTTTCTTTTTTAATTTGTAATTTTATATTTTCAATCACTTCATCCGGTATTTGTGTGGATTCTTTCGCCTGAAATTGTGCTAATATTTCACGAAAATGATTAATTCTTTTATATGCATAAAAACATACTTCTTTTGGTGGTTCCTTATAAGAGGGTTTATCATTATCTATTAGATATTTAACACTTTTCGAACACATGTTGCATAACAGAATACCTTCATGTTCAATTGGAATGAGTTCCCCATTATTACAAAAACGGCAAATATCGGTTTGTATAATATAATTATTTATATTTAGGAAAGATTCATCATTATTCAACATATATTTTTGAACATTAGATAATTCTTTATTATTTATTTCATTATTATTTATTTCATTATTATTTATTTCATTATTATTTATTTCATTATTATTTATTTCATTATTATTTATTTCATTATTATTT